AATCAAGATATTCCGGTGTGTACGAGGGTGGCAAATGGCATGCAATACCGGAATTCGACGATGTCATAAATTCCGAGCAGTACCAGGATTACATGTATGGCGACGACGGGTCTGCATTGGACTTCTTTGATTCAAGCATTGCTTCCACTATTGGTGTCGGTGATACTCCAGAATTAGCCTTAGCCGACATGCGATTAAAAACAAATAGCATCACAGCAGAAGATTAGGCCTATCTATTTCGCAGATAGTTATGTTTATTTAATCTTCAAAAGAGATTAGATGACATAATATACAAATGTTCATCTTCCTAATTGTTCTAACAGCCCTAATCATTTCATTACATAAATACGTTATGAATTCGGTAAATAAATACGATTCATACGGTACCTATATGGCCAGACAAGAATGGATTAATTTTGAGAGGGAACGACTCAGCCGCTAAGGCTCGATAAAGATACATTCGCCAGGGCATTCTTCTGCTGACTCAATAACGTCATCAAGCCTGTCGTCCGAAAAGGATGCTAAACCGGCTGCGCCTTCTGGGTTCCCCACAGCGGCCGCATAAATCTTGTCCCCTTCTCTTACATATGCAAGACCGTCCGGCATCATGTGAAAAACATCTGGGGCTATCTCTGCGCAAAGTCCATCTCCAGTGCATAGGTCTTGGTCAATCCAGACTCTCATTATTTTTCCTTTGTAATTGGTCCACCGGTCACCCATGCACGACAAGTTCTTTTTGATGCACATTTAAAATCAAACGCTTCGCAGTAACCGAGTTGTCCGGCACCGTCAATTGCTTCCCACTCGTCTTTTCTGTCACCGCCAGTTATGCCACTCTCAATACATGCCATCATGGATGGGGTTTTGATAAAAAGCGAACAGTTTCCGCATAGTTGTTTCTTTGCTGAAGCGGAATCAACATCCCATTCTTTGCCGAGTTTCTTCCAATAATCCTCGTTTGGTTCTGATGGATTTAGTGGACCGTACATGGCGGACTTGATTGCCTTGCCACGATTTCGGAGATTGACAGCTATGTCCTGTGTTGCGGGTGGACATTTCTTGTCTGCCTTTGTTTCGAATCTAAATCCAGTTATCGGACCTTGATATGTGCCCCACGTGCTAGAGCTCATATTACTCCTCGTTATCTGGGATTCCATTTCCGTTGTCATCGTTTCCACCTTTGCTATTGGCAATCATCAATCCGGCGAGTGTACCAGTAATGAAGGTTGCAACGCTTGAGAGAACACCAAAGAACATCTTGTCGTTCTCGGCTTGTGCCCCAATTGGTTGTGCAACAAATACGAGAGCGTAGAGTATCGCTCCGACTGTCATTACAAGAACTATTCCCAGTAGGCATCCGATAACAAACTTCAGACGAGCATCAAGTTCTGCTGATGTAAGACGTTTACTCATGGCGCTGTGGTCTCCTGTGTTGGGCAGGGGCACGGAAGAGTGTCCTGCGTTTGGTCTGGAACTAATTCTGTTTCGGTTGTTTGCCCTGGAAGTAGTGGGTCAAAACCGAGAACGGTTGATGTGCACGAGTTGTCAGATAAACATGCTGGTGGAACGCATTCTGGCTTGCCAAAATTGTCTGGGTTTTGGCATTTATACCGATAGGAGTCGCCACAAGACGTCATACCTAAAATCAAAAAGGTGACAAATAGCAGTCTTTTCATATAACCATTATCCCATACCTACGGTTATTTGATTTTGAACTCAGCCCACGTTTTGTCGCCAATACCGAAATATTCCCTTGCAAGGCCGGACTGGATGATGTCGATATTCAGACATGCAGTTGTTGGGTCGTCGATTTTGTCTGATGAGAAAATCCGAGCAAGCACACGACCATATTTGTCATTTTTGTCTGGAATAGTGTTGACAAATACCCACTTGTGATTAGTTAACCAGTCCTCAGTGAATTTCTTGGCTTTTAGGCCAAGTTCTTTTTCTGCAAGGTCTTTGGTGCGTGATTCTGGCGTGTTTACTCCGTACAGACGAACCCTTATCTTATGGTGAACACTAAACCCAAGGTCAACCATGAGTTCGACCGTGTCTCCATCAATCACCTTGAGAAGCGTTGCTCCGTACCAAAAACGCTCCATTAGTACTTGCGTAGTCCGTTATTGCCTGGTGTTCTCTTTGGTGAAGATGGCTTTGGTCTATTGTTCACGCCGTCTTCCGGGCGTATTGGGCGTGCTGGTTCTGGGTATCTGTCCGCTGGCTTTTGGTCGCGCGGCTTCGATGGAGAAGGCTTCTGACCTGGTGGGTATTTCTTTTCTGGGTCTGGGTACCTGTCGGCAGGCTTTCTGTCGGATGGCTTTGGAGCCGAAGGCTTCTGACCTGGTGGATACTTCTTCTCAGGGTCTGGGTATCTGTCCGCTGGCTTTTGGTCGCGCGGCTTTTCTGGTTTCTTGTATGGAGGCTTTTGACCGGGTGGATAATTCTTCGGAACAGACTGGCCTGGTGGATACTTTGGTCCCTTCGGCAATCCATCAGCAACGCGATTCCCTTGTTCGTTCCTTAGCCACTTGTCGTATTCTGCTCGTGCTCTAGCGCGTGCGTCTCTCTCTTCTTTGCTTCTATCTTCAACTCTTCTATTCGCTTTTATTCCTTGTCTTTTGAGTTGCTCTTTTACAAATTTTCTTCTCTGCTTTTCGTAACCTGAATCGCTTGAGCGTTCGTACGGTTTTCTTGTCTCCTGTGGAGTTCCATCAAAAATCATTCCATCGTTGTCGTGGTCTATTGTTTCATCAGGTCCTGTGGTTACTCCAGCGGCTTGACCTATTGATTGACCGAGTGCTTTTTCTTCCGCATCAAAGGCATCTTCTTTTTTCTTTATTCCGTCGTACTGCTTAAGTAACTTTCTTCCTTTTTCTGCAAGTTCTGCTGCGTCCGAAGCGTTCTTTGGAACTCTTTCACCCCATGCAGAAGCAGACAATGCAAGTCTCGTTGCTCTTCCCTTATCATCGACCATTGGACCTGATGGGTTACTGAAGAATCGAGTTAGAAACGAACCCTTCCTTCTCATTTTTTCTGGTGTGTCGGCAGGACCTTTTACTCCAGGCTTTAGATTCGAACCCTCGGTACGGTTGAAGAATTTTCTTCCTTCTGCGGTTAGTCCACCATCTGGGTCTTTGGTTGGCTTGGCTGATTTTTTTTCAATAGGCACACAGTTCGGAACCATCTTTCCGCCTTTGCCCTTTTTCATTCCAATTTGCTCGTATCCATCCCAGCATGGACCCGCGCCCTTTGTTTCATCTTCGAAAGATTCCTCGAATTTGCTCTCTATCGAAGTGAACAGTGCTCCGGAAAAGTATTCATCGAACACTGGCATGAAGTCTTCTGATTCGAGCTCGTCCATCGTCGAATCAACAAGGTTTTTAATTCGAATTTCCTCCTCAATGAAAAGCTGGGTTTTGAGTAGTTCTTCAATTATCTGTTCGTCATTGAGTTCGTTCATGACACAATTCTCCCATATTTTTCATTGATTTAGAGGACAACAAATAATAACACTACCTAACGTCAACAATCATATGAATCCTGTGGGCAGGGCCGTCGTTCCTTAAGCTGTGAAGTCTTCCAACGTTGTCTATATTCCACATCTGACCAGGCTTTAGGTTCATGGACTCGCTCCCAATGGTAAATATGCATTCCGGATTGGTTATGACCGCTACGTGCATTCTGTGAGTCACTTTAGTCACTCGACCCGCGTCCCTATGTTCGGGAATCACCACTCCGGCTCTGAGCCGAGTCAGCATCGCTTGTTGAATTTTCACTTCACCAAAGTGCTCCCTCGCGGCCAAAACGACTTCATCTATGTGGGCACTGAATCTTTCATGGTTTTTGTGCAGTATCGCTGAATCAATCCTCTGTCTTACGTCGTAAAATAAGGGGATAGTGTCAGTTACTGCTGAGGCTGCACCGCGCCTTTTCTTTCTGCCTTCATATTCTGTCCAGTCTTCATCCGTTAACGACAGTACTTCGTCGAGAAGATTGTTAAATAGCGACATTTCCCCTAAAAATAGAAATGGTTCATTTTCTCTCATACACAATTTTCCCATATATAAGCAAAAACCCCGCTCACCCCCGAAGGAATGAGCGGGGTTTTGCTTAACGCTTATTAGTCTTCTTCGCCTGGACCGTTGTCGAAGTCTACTGCGACGAAAGCCTCTGGACGCTTCACTGCAAGAGCAAGGCGCTGTTCGGCAAGAACAACGATTGCGTTGCGGACGAAGAAATCCGAGTGCTGCTCGCTGATGCGAATCGATGCTTGCTCACGGTCGTACAACTGTGCGCCTGTACCGAATGCACCGACAAGTGCGGTACCTTCTGCCATTGCTGGAGTGTCAATGATTGGCATTCTCCATACCTTTGGCTCGCCACCCATTGCAACCGAAACTGCGATGAGGTACTGACCATTGGCGTCCTTCGTCAATTCGATGTTCTCCCAGTCGTTTGGATGCATAACCACACCAGATGGCTCGTAGTAAGCCAAGAAGGAGAGGGTTGCAGCACGACGGATTGCATCGGCCTGAGTGTCACCAGCTATACCGGATGACCAGGCGTAGTTCTGAATGCCTGGTGTCTGAAGAACACCCAAAAGATTCTCGCCGGTACCATCACCGTTAAGAATTTGGTTGTCTTCCAACAAGCGGAGGCCGTACATGAGCTCATTGTCGATGATTGAGCGCAACTGTGGCTCATCGGCTAGGACGTTGCGGTGTGCAGCTTCCCAGTGTGCCAATGTGCGGATTGGAGCTTGCTCACCAACGAATGCGAATGACGACTGTGGCTTGATGCCAAAGTTGCCACCTGAACGCTCTGCAACCGAGGATGCACTGTTTGTGCCGCCGCCAGCCACCGAAGTAAAACCGAGTTGACGGAAGTACTCAATCACTGCTGCTGTTGTGGTGCGAACTGGGAACAAGTCACGAACACGCTTTGTGCGCATTGGAGGAGTCACCATTGGGTCACGTTGGATTGTTCCGAACGAACCAGGAGTGCCTGATGGCAAAGCCGAGTAGACGTCCTTTACGTTGAAGCTTCCACCTGTGAATGAAGCACCGACCTGCCATGCAGCTGCCATGTTCGCGCCATTCTTGCCGTTGTTCAATGACTTGAACTCTGGCGACTGAAGGAACATTTCGCCGATTGACTTGATTTCACGACTCGACAACTGCTGAACATCTGCTGTTGCTGCTGCGTATTGACCGGAAACGGTTTCTTGTGGGGCATTCGACCAGTCAGTTACACTGCTCATCGTCTCCATGCCTTCAATCAAGGACTTGATTTCCTTGATGTCAACCATGTTCTTATCGAAAGCTGATTTCTGCTCTGCCGAAACGACTACAGTGCCGTTTTCAATCTTGAATGAATCTGCAATGGCCTTATTATCTGCCATCTTTGTGCGAAGAGCTGATTGCAACTCTTCTGTTCTTGCTTTGTCTTGCGACATATTTTTTCTCCTATTGAGATGTGAGGGTTGATTGTTTACTTGTATTACTTACCGTGGCTTAGGTAAGCACCCAGCCCTAGTCATCAAATGTACTAGAGATTTACAGCCAATAGTGCAACTACTTTAGTTAAGGACTATTGTTTGTAAATAGTTCAGATATTTTCTGTTATCTCATTGACTATTGATGACTTCTTTTTCAGTTTTCTTAACTCTTCGCTAACTATCGTCCGAACTACGTTTCTCGTTGCTTGCTGTTGGTGTCTTCTTCCGAGATGGGTGGAACCAGATAGTCGTGAGTAATCGCTCATATTGGTGCATGGCATCCATACTGCCCGGCCATTTTTGGACATTCTTCTGCTTATTCCAACGCAGCCAAGTTGCCTTGCCCTAAAACGAGCCGACTCTGGGTCAACAAAAACATCAGGGTCGTTATCTCTTACATATTCAGGACCTTGGTTGGCAGACTTAAAGGGGCCAGAGGTTATTCCAGGGCCAGAACCATCTATTCCGACGATTGGGGCTTCTCGTAGTTCCTCCCAATCCTTATTCTTCTTCTTTCTGGACCCAACGGCTCTAATTTTTGGGGACATATTAAAATTTCCTTGTTTTCTTAATAATAGCCATCCGTTTTCTATTACGAATAGTATTTTTATCTTTGCTCAGATTGGAAATTTCACCAATGTTTTTTGTTCTTCTCTGCAGTCTCTTTTTGGTGGTTTTCTTTTCTGTTCCGATTGCTCTACCAAATCTTCTTGCGGAGTTATTTCCTGTTATTCCCTTTATTCTCTGAGGGGTATAGTCGTCGGAAACATCAAAACCGCGGCTCCTAAACATATTTGCTGATTCGTCAAATCCAATTTTGTTTCTACTCATCTCGTTGGTCATGGAGCTAAGCATTGAGTCAGCCTTGAATGCACGAGCTTTATATGCAACTGCATTTGACTTTCTTCCAAAGCTAAACCTTCCGAGACTGACTCCAGAAATTGGTAAAAGTGAAGACTTGATGTCAAAGACCATTCGGCCCAGATACAACGAACTACCCGTTGGCTTCCTGTCGACAATAATCGAGTTGGTTGTTTCTTCAACCTCCTGATTGATTCCGTATGCATCAAATAATGTTTTTGCTGCCAAATCAGAAAGGATGCCCTTGCTGGATATAACCGTTCCGTCAGGGGTGCTCCAACAGCATGACGAATCATCCTTGGAGCTCATCTCCATGGCCCACTCCATGCCCTTCTGATGGACGCCATAAAAATCCGATTTGTCATTGTTTGTAACAACTACGGCAAAAGGAGTACCACGTATTACGTCAGTAACTACAGCAAACGATGTCATTATTTACCTTTCAAAATTTCTGCGATTGTTCGCTTTCTTGTTGTCAGCGATTCAAGTCTATTTTCGTAAAGTTTTCCGATAATTGACAAGTGGTTCTTTTCACCGATAGTTAAACCGTTCGGGTTGAGTTTGTTGCGTAGGTCGGCAACGCTGAAAGACATTGCCCTTCGAATGTAGGAATCTATTGATTTCCTCATCATCACCTGTTGCTCGCCTCTTAGTGTGTTGTAGTACTCCGAGTATCTTGGGATTCCCAGAGACACGTAATATTCCTCAATATTCATTTTGGTTCTTTTTGTTATTTCAATATCGGCAAGAGCAATCAAACCAGATGTTGTATTTTGCGCAAGCATTGGAACCGTTCCCGATGCTGTTTCGAGTGGATATATGGAAGAACCAGGTCTTGTCCGTTGGTCGGTCAAGAAGTCGGAAATCATTATCTTGGCTACGTCTTCTGGTTTTAGGTCATCAAATTTGATATTTGGATTAAATTTAGAACCCTTAAGTGCTGTCTCTACATCCTGACGGAGGTAACTTCTTCTATCCGACGGACCACCAACGAAAAGGACATCAGGTGACTCAAGTCCAAGGTGTTGTTGTACGTCTGCAGCGAATCGTTCAGCTAAGTGCTGAAACTTGACGGGTGGATTGTAAAGAAAGTACTTATCGCTACCATTGACAACGAGTGATTGTTCGTTGTTTAACTTTTGAACCTTGAGTATGCTCGTGCTTGCAAGAACGACAGCTAGAAGTTTTGGCGATATATCAGAAAGCGTTCCTCCGGACTCGATATGTGCAAGAGCCTCGTCAAGAGTGTCTATTTTGCCGCTTATTTTTTCATTGGAATTTGACTCTCTAGAGATTGTTCCAGCTTCACCAATTGGTTTCTTTATTTTACCCTTACCAAAAACCTCGCTGGCCCATCTCTGTTTTCCATTTACTATTGCGTTTGGGTTTTTTACATTTGCAAAATATTCTTCATAACCAATACCATCACCAGTTTCATTGGCTACGGCTTTCAGTCTGGCGGCTGGGTCAGATGAGTTATTCAGAGTCATTGATGTATTGACTGTTCTTCCGAGTTTTCTTCTTTCACCAACCTCTAGAACTCTTTTCTTTTCGAGAGAAAGAGTTGAACCACCAGGAAGAATGTAGACAATTTTTCTTACACCGGTATTAGAGAGTAGACCCAATTCGTCGTTTCCTATTTCGGAAGGGGAGAATACCGACATTATGTATGTAGCCCCCTCCATGTCCCTGTTGTCTGGTATGGCTCTTAGAACTTTTGCAGGAACAACAGGCTGCAGGACAAACCCATCACGTCTTACCATTCTTACCGCACGAGACGACGAAGAGGATATATCCCTAACCATGTCGGCCGCATTTCTTGCAGCAGAAGCTCTGTTGTCTTGGGATACTTTTGGTATTGTTGGTTTCCTTGACTGAATGAGTGAACCCTCTGTGGGAACTCCGAGTATTGGACTTCCCTCAACCATCTCAACTTTTGGCTTTCTGTTAACTTTTCGTATTGCTCGAAGCGCTAGACCCAGCGGAGATGGTATGTCAAAAAGCTGAACTCCGCATGTCGAGAGTCTTGAATCGGTGAATCTTCCACCGTATTGATATCCTTCTGGACACCTGTACCCCCTGTTTTGTCCTGGCATAGAGCCACCTATGCCGCCAGGTTTTCCTGGAGTCAATGTTCTATACACAGCAGAACGAACTGGTGAGAGGAATGGGTCGGAATCACCAGGTACGGCGAGACTTGTCAGTGTCGAACCAAGTTTTCTTACCGCATTTGCCTTGGTTTCGATTCCGGATTGATTAATATCTTTTCGCCGTACGTTTCCGTTTCTGCGAGAAAGTGCTTTATATTCAATTACATCTTGAGTGAGTTCTTTTTTTGAACGAACTAGTCCGTGGTTTTTCTTAACCATCGAATCAAAAAGTATGTGTCGAGTAACGACAACACGCTTTTGCTCTACGGCCTCCGGGCAGCACCCCTCGTTAAAGTCATTCATCGTTGCCACAACATTCTTTGTTCATGTATTCATCTGACATCGGAAGAGACTTAACAAGACCGTCGACATCCTCGCCCTCTATTTCCCAGTTTTCGCTATCGCGCAAGAATTTAACAAATCCTGGTTCCATCTCCATGAATTCGCTAAGGACATTCATGCCGTGGTCAAAGTCGGAATTTGTTACAACAGGGAGTGGCGAATTCTCTCCAGATGGAACAAAGTCATGAAAGAAGGTATCAGTCACTCCTTCGAGTGCATCTTTCTTTCTACTACCGAGAGAGCGCAGATTTCTAGAAAAGTCACTGTTGCTCCAGTTTCCCTTTTTGAGTTTTCCCCTACAGTTCTTCATGGTTGGGTGATGACACCCCTCATTCGGCCATAGACCAGTTGTCTCGTGATGAAGCCAAGCGCAGATTCGCTCGAGTGGGTACAGTTCTGGATGGTCGGCAAGAATGACTCGGCATCGACGAAATCCACCCGGCTTCTTCATTATTGGTCGCCAGTATCTAAGAAGTCTCTCAAGATTCCCTCGGCGAGGTCCGTATCCGCGAAGGACGTCACCACTGACAAGCTCCTGGGGAATTATTCCACCAAGTGGGTCTGCCTTTGTGTTTATATCCCTATCCACGCCACTGTTCTCCTGATTGATGAAGCATTTTTATAACCGCCCATGCCCTATTTCGGTCATTTGTCGATTTAATCTGTACATCAGACTTTACCACTTGTTTCGTCTCTGGATTAAACGCCGAGGAGGCCATACCCGATAAAAAGTCTGCTGCTGCTTTTTCTTTTTGCTTAATCTTCTTGACACCTTTGCCTAGGTCGGTTTTTACGACCACACCATCAAGCAAAACTTTGTCTATCTCTGTGTGTTTTGCTATGAATGTTTCAAACCATTTCCCGCTCGTTGGCTTGATTGGTGAATCCCAAAGAAACCTATGAAATTTTGTATTTCGAATCTTGTTGATTTTGGGATTTTTTGATACGTACGGGAAAAAGGAAACCTTTGTCTCCCTTCCGGACTCCATGACTACATAACCGTCTGAATTCTGGTTTTTTGCGTCAACGACATAGTAGACCTTGTCCCCATAAACGCTCCCTACCAAAACCGCCTTCACGATGGGTCTCCAAGCATGGAGTTAGCTTTGTTCTTTCTCATTTTTGTGAGCATTGTTTTCATCGACACTTCCATCTCGGAGAGTATCTGTCCGATGATTATCTTCTCAACATCCTCGTTGCCCTTGGCAAGTTTGTCATAAGTTTTTGGATTTTCAATATTTATACCTTTAGGGTGAGCAAATTTAACATACCCAATTCCTTGGCTTTCGTATTTCTTTTTAATCTTTTTAGCAGCCCTATATTCCTTCAGTCTCTGAACGCTTGCCCCAGTTAGTGGTTGACCGTTTGACATAGAGTAGAAATAGGCTATTTCTTCTTTTGTGAAACCTAGTTTTGCCAACTTTGCCGTGATGGTTTTCTCTGGAATTGCGTCCTGCACTTCTTCTTGCTCGGAAAGTTTTTGAATTCGCGAAAACGGATAATGTATGCCTTCAACATCGTCCTTCTTGAATCCTCCCAATATCTGAGCTTCGAATGGTTCGTGTGCTCTGTCTGTTGATGGGTCCATTTTCCCCACTGGAGCCATTCTTCCGTTGCCGTCTCTTCGTGCTCCAACCTTTGTGAAGTCTTTGTCTATTCCGGCTGACAAAAGGTGAATCATTGAGTCAACATTTCTCTGGCTGGATTCAACACCATGCGTGTTGGTTAGTGCGTCGGAAATGTCGTCTCTGTTATTTGAAGTGAGCATTACTGGTCTATGTGCCGTATTGATGCTCTCCCCGATTCCGTAGGCAGTTCTTGAGCCAACCTCAGGCCTCAGTACAACCTCTATTTCCCCAAGTGCAGTCAAACCGTCACCGACGACATCACTGTCTTCGAGTTCAAATATTGCGTCTGAACCATGATTGCCTGAGCCTGACTGCTTTACCATATTTTTCTTCTTATCTACATGGGACTTGTGCACCAAGTAGCCGCTAACCGGACGAGCGGATTCTGGGGTTTCACCATGTATTCCAATTCGTGATTGATACTCATGGCGATAGTTCTCTATTGCCGAACCCTTGCGAACAATACTCCTACTACCGACAGCCATATCCGCACCAGAGCTGAGACCTTGACTACTCGGGAGCGGCTCTCCCCTGCGCGCTGCAAGAACGTTTTCAATATTGACTTCTTTGCCCTCTTTCTCTAAACGTATTGCTCGAGCCATAAGGGCACTGGTGACATAACCCCATTCATCCTGTCGTACCCTTTCGCTGGTAAGTGGGTTGTACCCTCTAACGGGGGCAGAAACACCAAATACGGGTTTTACTTTTCCAAGTATCTGTTTTTCCCCCATCGAACTAGGACCGAGGTCGTCCGATATGACCGAGGGGTCAGTGACGAGATAGGCGGAACCCCTGAGACTACTCATCCACCTATCAAAAGTGGTCCTGTCCTGAACATCGTCATACTGGGGGCGCTTGCGTAACTTGGCTTCTAATTCTGTTCGATATGTTGCAATATCTTTTGGAATGACAGAACCGGCATTTCTTCCAAAGTAACCACTCGTGGTAATACCTTCAGATGCTGGATAGGCACTAACAAAACCAAATTTACCTACGCCCTGTATTGCCCCAAGGGTCTCGTCGTTTTTCTTTATTTGTGGTTTTATTAAATCCAACTCAGAATTAATTTTCGACAATGCTGCGGCGCTGTTCATTTTAGTAAGGTCGTATTCGATTCCTTCCTCAAATCCAACCGCCCCCAGACTGGTTGTATTAACGCCAAATAATCTATTGAGATACGCTGCTTCCATTGCGTCTTTTGGTGTGTAAGTTTCTTCTCCATCATTGAATGACTTGAGTATCGACTCGGCGGATGTTAGTTTACCCTTTAACCCGTCGTTCTTTGTTTTTAGTTTGGAAATTTGGTCTTCATTCAATGCACCAGTATTCCCAGCCCCACCTACAGCACCAATATCTTTACCACCTACGGTTCTGGATGGGTCCAATACGCCCCCATCAAGTTCGGCCTGTCCGACGTGTATGGCAGCATCACCATAATCTTCGGGCTTGAGTTGTTTGTATTCATCAAGAAGAATTTGGAAATCCTCTGGAGTAAGGTCTTCGATGTCTATGGTGTTTTGTTCTGTGCGAACCTTTTTTGTTTTTGCAAGGTGCTCAGCAAGTACAACTTCCTTTTTGGACAAATCGAGTTTTTCTTCTGCTAAATTTACCAGAGACTCTACATTTCCAAATCTTTTTTCTATCTCTTCTTTGGATATATTGACCGGTGGTATATCTGCATCAAACTTTTCGGCGTCACCCTTGAAGTCGTCATGATTGGCTATAATAACGCCGAATTCTTCACCCCTCCACTCACCAGTTTTTCTTAGAACATCAAGTGCTTTCTCAAGGTTGGTAACTCTTTCTTTGGCTTTCGTGGAGCGTTCTTCTATCTTTGTCGTTCTCTCAATGGACCTTGGCGACAAGTTGCCTTTACTCCTTCCAGAGGAAAGCGATGACCCAGCCTTTTGGGGTGCGGTCTTTCCGGTTTGTGAACGACCTACATTCCTTGCAAATTGCGCACCTTCGTCAGTCACTACTCGGCGAGTTGTGAAGGTGGAGTCAGGGAAGTCCGCTTTTGCGACTTCTACCAGGGCTTGTGCGAGACCTGATTTCCTGTGCTCTTCATCAACATTGATAGACATCAAATCGTGCACGTTTAATTTCCCATCATTCATTATGAGAACCAATTTTGCGATGCTAGAAGATTCGTCAAGTCGTTTATCACCCGAGAATACGTAATACCTACCCTCAACCCTGTCTTCGTCTTGAGCTATGACGTATTGCCTTCCATCTGGTGCTTTGTAATTAGCGAATACCCTGTTTTTCTCTCCATACTTCCCCTTATATGAGGCTCGATACATATTGAGGTTCTCAACTCGGGATGACGTAAGTTTTTCCGTGGAAATTAGTTCATCGGTTTCATGAAGACCAGGAACATCCCCAACTATCTTGAAAAATTCATCTTTATCTATTTTTGTTGGCTTACCTATTGAAGCAGTGTCAAAATTAAACGTTCTTGCCTCGGTTCCTGCTTTTCCTTTTTCTAAGAACAACCTGTCAATGGGGCCGCGTTTATTCACTCTCGTTCTTCCGGAGGAAAGCGACGACCCAGCCTTGACCATTTCTGGAACTGCAGAAACCGCCGAAGAGTGGTCCTCGTAGCTCTGTTCCCTGAGTTCACCTATGGTCAGCAATGCTTCATCGTCTACAGGGATATCAATAGCTTCAGCCAATCGAACCATTCTGTCGTATATTTTGCGCCGCTTATCTGGGTCTAATTCTGTTCTGTACTCCTCGTAATCCTTGTGTATTTTATCTTTTTCAACAGCCGACTGAGGGGTGTGAAACTGTAGTTCAAATCGTGTTCCATTTGGATGAACGGCCGCAATGTTGATTCCCTGATAAGGGTCTCCGCTTTTCCAGTAATTTTTAACAGTGAGCTGGTATCCGGCGGCTTGCAAATCGTCTATTGTGGCTCTTGCCCCAGCAACATAATTTTCTGGAGTAAATGTTGTCGTGTACCTGATTACATCTGACATTTCCTCAGCGGCTTGCTGTGCGGTCCTATCACCGCGCTCACGATTTATTTTGCCGGCCATTGCTTTAACTGATTTAAATCTGTATGCAAGACCAATCATGATTCCGCCGTGCTTATCAGAGGCGTCTATGAGTGTTGAAGTAATTTCCTTTTCAATGTCGACTAGTTTTTCACGCTGAGTAGCGGCTGCGGAAATCTCTTCGTCCGTCGGCATCACGCCCGAGTCCCCTGGTTTTGGATATGGATTTTTTGGTTCCACCAAGTCGTAGCCCTTGTAGTTTTTCTTATCAGGACTTCCATCTTTCCATGGCTCTTCGACTTTACGTAAATCGATAACTCTTGCCTGTATTTTGTTATTATCGAGAGCCCTATTCATGGCAACTCTATTGTGACCATCCGAAATGTACATGTTTCCATCAACGTCAATTATTAGATTTGGATGATATCCCTCTCTGAATGCTTCCCTTCCTTCTACAACCTTGTCTATTGACTCACCCTTTAGGTGGGACTCTGTTGGGCGTATGTCTATCGATGACAAATCAACTTCGGTTAGTGGGACATCGTCCCATCCATCCCATTTCTTTGATGCCTCAACGGATTCAATTTCTGAATATGCTGGTTTCCATTCCATTCCGTATTGAGAAACCGACCTGTCTCTGTTGTCTTTCAACCCAGGGGAACGCGGTTCTACTTTAATTTTTTTGAAAGTCATGTCGTCTACCTTTATGGGGTAGATATTCTTGTCTTTAATTTCTTGTCCAAGTTGCTTGATGTTTGTTTGCATATCTACAAGGAGTTCGTCAAATTCTTCTTTTGACATTGAAGTGGTCGTGCCGTCTTTGTATGGAAACGGGTCCTTGCCGACAGTTTTTCCTTTTATGCCCATTTTTTCTTGAAATATTTTTGTCAACAAAAGAGATTCAAAAATGGAAGTTTGAAGTTCATCGACCTGAACTTCGATTCTATTGTGCCCTTCGGGGAGGTTGTCGTTAAGCATTTTGATTGCCGCCCACCTATGGTGTCCATCTACAATTTGACTATCACGAGATGTGAGGATTGCACCCTGGAACCAAGCATTATCCAGGAATTCCTTGCGGACTTTTTCAAACTCTGGACTTCCAACCACTAAATCATTGCCATCCTTGTCGACAAAGCGTTTGATTTTGGGCTCTTTGTCCTTTTTGGACGTATACAGATAATCATGCAACATTCCCTCCATCGAACTGTCCACTTGGAAGTTTTTCAATTCTTTCTGGGTGGAGTAAAGTTCATCCGGGTCTTTAGAGCCCCTCACGATACCTTCTTCTCCAAGAACGCTTTTGAGGTAAGTCATCATCGCTGGGGTCGTTTCGGCTTCAACCCTGCTCCATTCTGTATTGCTAAATGCCCATTGCTTGTCTTCCTCGGATACGTCAGCAAATGTCTTTGGTTTTTTGAGAAGATTAGTTATGGCTTCATATCTCTTTTTATCATCATCCGAAAGTCCTGGTTTGGAAACGTATTTACCCTCGATTAAGCCAGACCTCACGGCCCTCATGGCTGGAGAATTTGCATCCTTTGTAGGCCCTTGACTCTGTGGCATGTTTGCACGCACCACACCTATGTTTTTGCTGCACATAACATTCTTTGATTTTTCGTAAAGACGACACATATCAATATCGTGGTTTTCCATGTAATTTTTGACATATTTATCTACTTCAGCATCAGATAGATTCAATGCACCCGCCTCGGCCGCTGCAATTTTTTTTAGCTCCCCCTCTGTTTGGAATGCAGAGTTTTTAACCATTTTTCTCGTTTTGTCGTCGTGTACCTCGACCTCATACCCAAGGGCCAATAGGGCGACTGCTTGTTCGGCTGAATCAGTTTTATATATCGGATTATCTGAAATAATACTTTTTTGTTTAGACCGAGTTAAACCATGGTCTCTTAGTAGAGCATCATCGGCGAGTTTGTCCAGCTTCCCGCCCCCAAGGTTTGCGTCTTTAAGTTCGTTAAATATCAACGCAGCTTCCGATGCTGTCTTTTTTTGATTTTCTTCGGTCAGCGCTTCTCTTATCTGACGTCTCTTTTCTCGGTTCCTCATAGTCGAAAGAGCATTTGAAATTTTCACAATTGTGGGTTTTTTTTCTACGCCGGAAGCTAGTTCATCCAACTCCTGCTCTCGCATTCGAGCGCGCGGGCGTTTGTCAAAACCTGCGTGCATTTCGACTGCTGCATCTTCTACCATTTTGATTATTTCAGCTGGGTCTTTCTCTGAAATGATTTTCTTAACCTGTGGGTCCATGTCGATTTGTTCGATATCATTATTTGCGCCAGAGGATAGGGTTTTCTTG